ACAGCATGAATTGATGGTTTATATATATAATTTTTATCTTTATATTGTAGTTCCCATTTTTTAGGACAAGATTTAAACATAGACATCTGACTATATGATATCGTCTTCATATAGCTATAATCTAGTTCAGGAAATATATGTTTTTGTATTTCTTTTATTATTTTTGGAACTGATTTTTTCAAAATTTATTATTTTATATTTAATTAAATACACATATCCTCCCCTCATTAGTATTTATTTTTTCCATTTATCAGTAGATACTAATTGAGCTATAATAGAATAATTTACTAAATCTACCCATGTGTCTAAAACTGTTTCATTATTTAAAGGATTATTATTATTTCTTAAAACTAAATTTTTTAAACGATTCATTTTATCATTCATCCTTATCCATATGGAAGTTAATGATAATTTAATATCTTCTTTATTTTCTAAAGAAGTCCCCATAGCTATATTATCTATACCATACGATAACATCTTCTCAGCAAACAATTTATATTGTTCATTTTGAATGTATTTAAAGTTCCTAGATAGATTAGGATAATTTTGCTCAAATGTATCTATGTTTGATTTGACCATTTTAGATAATGGGGGGTGTGTTTCATTATTTTTTGTCATATTATTAAATTTTTTAAAAGTTTTTTTTGTTCTTTTTCATCTATACCATTTTTTGTTAAAATATCTATGATGCCTTCTTTACCTAAAAAATAAATATATTCTTCTGCTTCTTTAAATGAAACATCATATTGTTTTACAACATAATGTAATAAAACATCTGAATTACGTTTTTTGTCAGTTTTAATATATTTTAACCAAACATTTTTCTTAGGTATCATGTCACAATATATTCTATATATTCTTTCCTTTTCAGTATATGGAATCATCTGTACATAATTGACTATATCAATATAGTCTTGATTCATTGATAAGTAACGATTAATTAAATAAACATTAAATGAAGATTTATCATCATCACTGAACGAGCTCCATTTATGTTTATTTAAAGTAATCTCTTTTAACCAATCAAACAATGTAAGGTTAGTCTTTGTTTTCAAATTCTTCTCTTAATTCTTTAGGTAATAATTCAATTAAAATATTTCCGTTTTCTATATCATAGAATACTGGTATAGGAACTATAGCATCTTCTGGAGTTCCAGATACAAATTTAGAAATTTTTTTTAATATTACTCCTTCTGCGAATACACATCCACCTTCTGGCGAGTAAATAGTTTGTGCTGATTTAAGGTCAATGTTCAGCTTCATTTGATTTTGTTGTTCCATATTATATGTTTTTTAAAATTTTACTTATACATGCTGCGAAGCATAATTCTTGGTCTATCCTTACAATTGAATGATATTTGTATTCTTCAATTATGATAGTGATTAAACCGGCATCCTTAGTGTATTGGTCTACTGTGTCGTATAAAAACCTGTAAAGGTCAGTATAATCGTTTAAGTCAGCATCTGCTAGTATTTGACGTATTGTAGTAAATGACTTAGGATTCGGTTTTTTAAGTTCATTTAGAATACGATCTTTATAGTCGTCTGATATTGTTATAGAATTGTCTAATTTAATCTCATTATTAACAGTGTATTTTTGGCAAGCATTAATAATGCGTCTAAAATCAGGATAGAATTTTTTAATTATATTCACAATGTCTTCGGGGGTGTGTTTAATATTTTCAATGTTTAATATATTATCTACATGTTGAGCAATAACTTTTTTAGATGGTGGTTCTAGGTCAAATTCTTGACATCGGCTGCGAAGTGGTTCAATTAAGCGTTCTGGATAATTACCTGTTAGTATGAAGCGAGTGTTTATACTATATGTTTCCATCATATTAAGCAACATCACCTGTGATGCTTGAAGAATATGAGTAGCCTCATCTAGTATTACTATTTTGAGTGGTTTGAATGAACCCGCGGATGCAAACGAACCAACCTTATCTCTCATAACATCCATACTTCGTTCATCAACAGCGTTGATAAACAAATAGTCACAGTTAATGTTATTTGCTAATATTTTGGCTAATGTGGTTTTACCTGAACCTGGACGTCCAGCTAATAAGATATGAGGTATATCTTGGTTGTCTATAAATTCTTGAAATTTGGCTCTGTTTTCATCAGAACAAATATATCCTTCTAAAGTATCAGGTCTCCATTTTTCGTTTAAAATTGTATGTTGTTTCATAACTTATTTTTTAATAATTACCATATATGTTAAATTTCTTAGGTGGTTCTTCTTTAACATTCTCCATCTCAATAACATATAATTTTCCTTCAAGAGGAGCGAGTTTAAAATCAACTGGTTTTTGATCTATTTGGAAATGCGCTTCAAGAGTGTTAGTGAGGGAAGAATAAATCTTCCCATCATTTAACAATCTCCATGTATCACCTTTACCAACAACTCGTTCTGCAATTTGTACGTATATTTCTTTCATACTCTAAATTTAGTACATACCTTCCATACCTCCAAACCCTTCGTTAGATTTCTTATCTTCGGGTTTATCAACAATAGTTGCTTCTGTTAATAAAACAACACCAGCTACTGAAGCTGCATTTTCAAGAGCACAACGTGTCACTTTAAATGGATCAATAATACCTGCTTCTTTCATATCATTAAAACATCCTTGTTTTAAATCCCACCCATACCAATGATTACTACCAGTTACTGAGTTGAGTGACATGTAAATGTTTTCTTGTTCATAACCAGCATTTGATAAGATTTTCTTAAATGGTGATGAACATGCTTCCCAAACAATTTTAGCGCCTATGTTATTTTCAAAATTAATTCCACTTCGGGCATGTAATAAAGTAACACCACCCCCAGGTACAATGCCTTCTTCAATAGCGGCTTTAGTAGCATGTAAAGCATCATCTACACGATCTTTCTTTTCTTTCATTTCAGTTTCAGTGTTTCCACCTACATGAACAATAGCTACACCACCGATGAATTTAGCTAAACGCTCTTGAAGTTTTTCTTGTTCAAATAAACTTTTAGAGTTTTCAATTTGAATTTGTAATTCTTCAATTCTTCTATTTATAGCTTCTTCATTACCTTTACCATCAACAATTGTTGTGGTTTCTTTCTGAATAGTAACTACTCTTGCCTTTCCAAACCAATCAGTATTGAATTTTTCTAATTTCATTCCTTTTTCACTACTAACAACTTGACCTCCAGTTAATATAGCTATGTCTTCAAGGATAAGTTTTCTTCTATCTCCAAAATCTGGTGCTTTAACAGCACATACTTTTAAAATGTTTCTAGCTTTATTAACAACAAGTGTAGCTAATACTTCTCCATCAATGTCTTCAGCTATAATAAGTAATGATTTATTTTGAGATGAAACATTTTCTAATATAGGTAAAAGTTCTTTTACTTGGTTGATTTTTTTATCTACAATAAGGATCAATGTATCATTTAATGTACTTGTCATTGAATTATTATCAGTAACAAAATATGGTGATTTGTAACCTCTATCGAATTGCATTCCTTCTACAGTTTCAAGATATGTTTCTCCTGATTTGCTTTCTTCAATGTGTACTACACCTTCACGACCTACTTTTTGCATCGCTGTTGCGATTAATTCACCTATTTCAACATCATTGTTTGCTGAAATTGAAGCGATTTGTTTAAGTTGCTCTTCAGATGAGATATTCTCTTTAATTTTAGTTTTAATAAAATCAATTACTTCTTTTACAGCTTTGTCTATACCACGTTTAATTTCAACAGCATTAGCTCCATTATTTAATTGGTTTAAACCTTGTCTAATCATCTCAGATGCCAATAAAGTAGAAGTAGTTGTACCATCACCAGCAATGTCAGCTGTTTTAATAGCAGCTTGTTTAACCATTTGTACTCCTAATTCTTCAATTGGATCTTCAAGTGAAATGGATTTAGCAACTGTAACTCCATCCTTTGTACTTGATGGATATTCACCTGGCCTAGCAATAACTACATTTCGACCATTAGGTCCTAGTGTTGCGGTAACAGCATTAGATAATTTTTCAATACCGTCAAATAATTTTTTCCTGGCCTCTGGCCCAAATTCTATAACTTTACTCATGATTTTAATTTTTAGTTTTCAATAATAGCTAATACTGTATTTTCAATACACACATAGTACTCTTCACCCTCATGCTCTACTTTAACAGGACCCATTTGAGGTAAAATAACTTTTTGTCCTACTTTGAGTTGTGTTGGAAGAAATTCTCCTGAAAAGGAATATTGGCCTGGACCTACTGATACAATTGTACCACTAAGATTTCGTTCTTTTCCTAAATCAGGAACTATAATATTCCCATACGTTGTTTCTTCTTCATTGAACGGTTTTACAATGATTGCATTGAATGTTGCTTTTATCATAATTTTTATTTTAAATAACTTATTTTATAGTACATTTATTAAGAATTTTTAGCAATTAAATAATAAGTACTGGTCAGTGTTTTTTCTTCATTTGAAAATTCTAGTTTCATTATCCCCTCTAAATTAATATACATTTCACCATAATGCATATCTTTATTACAATGCATGATTTCTTTAATCATATTTGAGTTATATTGTGTTTTAAAATCTCTTAAGGTATTTATTATTTCAATATTAGGAATGAAAAATGAAATTTTATTAGCATGTTCTATATTTCCTCCAAATTCTAATTCAATTAGATAATCATTATCATCATTAAGTGATGATTTAATCACTACTATTTCACTTTCAGCTATAGCGTTTTTAGCTTTAACAATAGAGTGTATGCTATCATTATCTATCACAGCTTTAATATCAAAATCAATATTATCTTTTATGTCGCCTGATTTTGGTATTAACATTAAATCTGCTAAAGTGTAATTAAGTGTAAAATTATGGTCAGCAATGATTAATTTATAAGGTATATCTTTA